GTAGTACTAAGCCACGGGCCTTCAAGGTGCATTGACAATCTAAACTCCAAACTGTTAATAATAGTAATATTATACAGTAATGCTACCTATTTGTCAAGTTGTTAGGAATTATAACTTTGGATTACATCGTTTAGCAGTTCATCCAAATCCTTGTCTAGCATTTGGGTATTAAGTTCATATATATCATCATCTATGCCCTCTGTATCTGTAAAACCTAAAATCTCAAATACTTCTCTTCGACTAATTTGCTCATTCCGCATATTAGCCACCCAAATTACAGTAATAACCATACAGGCTATAATTTTTTCATCTGAGTAGATATCGTGTTTTTTGCACCATTCTACAGCCTGATTTACATGATAGGTTATATCTTCAATTCGATGTTCTAATTGGGCGATCCATTCTAATGTGTTATCTCGATTCCAGGTCATACTCGAAAACTTTCCCCGCATCCACATTCATCTTTGGCATTTGGATTGATAAATTTGAATCCTTCGTTGAGTCCGTCTCTAACATAGTCTACAGTCATACCTGTAAGATATGGAAAATCTTTTTTTGAACATACTACTTTGGCATATTGATTGCCACCCATCCAATACAGGGTATTTTCATCCAGGCTGTCGAGATATTCTAGTGTATAGGCCAATCCAGAACATCCGGTAGTTTTTACACCTACACAAATCCCTATACCTTTGCCACGCTGAGCTAGCTTTTTTTGGATCTGTTTGGCGGCTGCCTCAGTTAAGATTATTGGTTTTTCTTCTGTAGTCATCTATGGCAGCCTTAATAGCGTCTTCCGCAAGGATACTGCAATGGATCTTAACCGGCGGGAGTGCGAGCTCCTCTGCAATCGCAGAATTCTTAATTGATCCAGCCTGCTCCAGCGTTTTACCCTTGACCCATTCGGTGACAAGTGACGATGAAGCGATCGCCGACCCACAGCCATAAGTTTTAAATTTCGCATCTATTATTATTCCGTCTTCTACTTTAATTTGTAATTTCATCACGTCACCGCAGGCCGGGGCCCCGACCATACCAGTGCCTACCGCTGGATCAGCCGCATCCATTTTTCCTACGTTACGTGGATTTTCATAGTGATCTAATACTTTATCGCTGTAGGCCATATTATTTCTTTACCGGAGGTTGAGGTGGTTTAGGTGCCTGCGGTGGTTGAGGAGTTTGACGTGGTTGTTGTACTGGCTTTTTTAAATCGTTGAATATATTAGCAAGCCCTGCAGCCGATACTGTGGATACACTAACTAAAATAATAAAGGTATACAGGTATTTCATTTTAATTTGGAACTAGCACAGCTCTATAGCAATTACAGTTAGCATCTACTAGTGCTTCCCAATGGTATCCTGCAGGTGCTGGATAGACTGGTGGGTATATTGGTGGATTTTGTTGCTGAATATAAACTGGTTGCTGTTGAATTACAACCGGCGGACGAGTAGCTTCGTACACAATAACACCACCGACTACAGCTGGAACTGCCCAGCCATAGCCTGGATGATAGTAGTATGCTCCGCCACCATGTCGCCAACGTTCAGCATGGGCGTCAGCAGAAAACGCAAACAAAGCACTCATTGTTAAAATACTAGCAAACACTGAAATTACAATTAATTTACTTTTCATACTGCACTCCTTGATATTATTACTTATTAAACTAACTTAATACCGCTAGTCTGTTCGGTGTAACGATCTGCGGCATCTTTAACAGTAGATGCTAGCACCATAATGGTACTACGATTGATAGTAACTTCAGCATCTGGGTCTGTTGTAAATAAAAACGGAACAAGTCCAATACCATCTTTAGTAGCTGTCAAACACAATGGCTTACTAACTTTAATACCATTAGCGCCATCTTCGATCAATTTAGCCACAATCTCTTCTCCAGCTGTAGTTTTGATCGTAACTACTTCACCTGCGGTAACACCTTTTGAAATTAACATATTATACCTTTTCGAAATATTTTTTGAGTTCTGTAAATCCGCCAATATAATTATCGTCTAAAAATATCTGCGGCAAAGTTCTGGCTGTGGGAACTGCCTCTAACAGTTGTTCTTTGGTCCATGTTGTTTGAACATTACGTTCTTCGTATTCAATACCTTTCATTTCTAACAGGGCTTTGGCCTGTACACAAAATGGGCAGGCGTTTTTACTCCATACTATTGCTTTCATTTTAATTCCTCTTTGCTTATTATAACGTCGGAAGGGCGTCGTAGTCAATACCTTCGGACATGACTCCGATTACGTAATTGGTACTTTCGTTTTCCTGAAGAGCAGTTTGCTTTTTACTAGTGTCCGTATGCTTGTTGAACCAAGGAATTGGTGTGGATTTTGGAGCATTGGCTTGATACTTAATGCCAATATCTTTAAGTGCGCCCACTGCTGTGTAATCCACAAAATCTTTTAGAATATTTGCGTTAAGTCCAATAACTGGTCCTTTTTGGAACAAGTAGTCAGCCCATTCTTTTTCTTCTCGGATAACATCCATGTACAACTGATATACTTCTTGTTCACATTCGGTTTTGATGTCAGCAAATCGTTGATCTTCTTTGATTACTTGATTGATCAAGTAGGCTGTCCAACCTTTGTGTAGTAATTCATCTTGTAGGATTAAACTGATAATATTGCCATTACCAATAAAGATCTTGTTCTCTACCATGGCCAAGCTGGTAGCAAATGACACCATAAAGCGAAACGCTTCTAAGGCATAACTGGCATGTAGAGCCATCCAAATGGCTTTGATATGTGTGCGTTCATTGATCTTTTCTCCTGCCTCTTTACGACAGTTGATTAGATGCAGTGCGTCATAATAATTTCCTACCGAACTTGCCATGTCTACGATTTCTGTAGTATCGTGAATGGTGTTGAACACATCCTTAGGCACATTGTAGATATTACGAATTATATGACTGTAGCTCTTACTGTGGATGTTGGTTTCGTAGAATGTCCAATTATAAACTAGAGCTTCTAATTCTGGTAAACTAACAACCGGAGTAAAGATTTGACTAGGTCCACGACCTTGCAGACTATCTAAAGCAGTCTGGCGAAGTAGATTACTAGTAAAGATATGTCGAATGGCATCTGAGGCATCTTTAAAGTCATTAGCATCTTTACTAAGACTAATCTCTTCGGGTTGCCAGAAGAAGCCTCGGGCTGTCGCTTCAAAGTCTGCAATCTTACGATATTTAGTCTCCTCAAATCTCTGTATTGTGACTGGACCTGCAGGATCTAAGAACATCTTACGATTAAGATAATCAGTTGGTTTGCTTAAATCATATTGTTGTTTTGACATTTTTATTCCTTCTCAATTGAGCTTCTCTCATTTTTTGTTTTGTTTCTTCTGATCGCTTAACTCCAACTGGATTAGAATTTTTATTATGCGATAATCTTAATTTCAATTTAGTTTCTTCAGACTTTGCTCGACCTTTTAGTTTTTCACGCACTTGACGTTTTCTTTCTTCCGATTGCGGCGGTCTTTTAATACCTTTTAAAGCATTACTTATTTTAGATTTATGATCTTCTGTAAAAACTATTCCAGCCGTACCTTCTCCGCCGTCTGTTCTATTATGCAATATACCAGTACCTAAATCTTTTCTACCGTACCATCGAATCATTCTTCGTTCAAGTGCTAGAGCTCCAACTTCTGTTAAGTTAGATTCTAAAATAATGATATAAGATTTTTCTGGAGTATGTACACCTTTATTGTTAATTCGGTGTTGTTCCCATGCTCGATCATCTTTTCCCTTACCAATATAGTAGGGTGTGCCATCTTTTCTCAAGTAGGCATAGATGTAATAGTGTAAATACATTTGCTGTAACTCCTCACAGTTATAGAGCCGGTGGATATTATCAGTATCGCGATCGGCACTTGTATTTATCATTACAACTTACAAGCCTCGCAATCTTCTTCGTCATCAAAATCTATTGGCTCTAACATAGGCGGCGCTTCCTCTACATCTGCTTTAGCACCCTGTTTATTTACGAGGCTGTAATAGAAGGTTTTCAGACCCCATGCATGTGCCTGCATCAAGTTCTTGGCAATTAATGTAGTTGGAACTTTACGATCTGCCCAGTGTGCTGGATTGTAAAAAGTATTTGTACTCAGACTCTGATCAACATAGGCTGCAATGACAGCCGCTGTCTTTAAATATCCGTCGCAGTCTTTTTGTTCCCACATTAGTTGATACTTGTTCTTTAACTTAGCATATTCTGGTACAACTTGTGTAAATGATCCTGCCTTTGATTCTTTAGTACTGATCAAGCTCATGGGCATTTCAATACCATTAGTGCTGTTTATAACAACACTACTGCTTTCAACTGGTGCAACGGCCATTAAAGTTGCGTTGCGAACACCATACTGTTTCATATTTGTACGTAGTGTTTCCCAATCGAGTTCTGGAGCAAAGTCTGCTAATTGATTAACACCCTCTGCTCGTAATTCCCAAGGGAATATGCCTTGACCATATCGTGTATGTGAGCTATGCAGACAAGCGCCACGCTCTCGGGCCAACTCTACAGTAGCCTCTGTTAGATAAAATGCTTGATGTTCCATCCAGCTTTTAACATCTTGTAGTGCATCTTTATCGCCATACTTTAATCCACGCTTGGCATGCCAATAGGCC